AAAAACCGCACAAGCCGCCAATCAGCCATTTGAAGTGGCTTACTTAGAGCAAGTACAACGCATCACGGCTGAATGTGACATGCCAGATGAAAGCCGTGCGCGATTATTGCGTGAATTGGGTTTGTTATTGGTTGATAAGCACCCTGAACAAGCACTGGCATATTTAGCACGTGCTTTGGGTTTAGATCAGAAAATTGGCGTGAAAGGAGACATTAAAAAATTACGTAAAAAATTAAGCAAAGCCGATGAATAATCGGATTTGATAACGAGCAAACCACGCACCCGTCGGGCGGATTAAAAGTGCGGTCAAATTCTGACGGATTTTTGGCCGTGCTTGATTTAATCCTCACCCGACTTTTTTTATAAGGGAAAACATGAGCGACGGATCTCTATCAGTAAAACTTGCCCCTGACTATGAGATGGATGCAGTGCAAAAACAACTGGAAGATTACGGAACAGGCGAAGATATTATTCGGAACGATGATTTTTTCCCTGACATTTCTCTTTCTGCTTTTCGCAATCAATATCGAGCAGACGGCACCATTACCTCACAACGCTTACAAGATGCCTTGATTGAAGGAATGGCAAGTGTCAATGAAGAACTCTCCACGTTTAAAACACAAAGCAAACGCGACAGTTTAGAACAGATCACTGCCCCATCAATCAACGGCGAAAGCGTGCTGATTTATCGCTATAAACGTGCGGTAAGTTGCTTAGCTCTGGCAAACCTTTATGAACGCTATGCAAGCTACGACAGCACTAACGATGGCGAAAAGAAAATGGCACAACTCAAAGACAGCATTGATGAATTACGCCGTGATGCTCGCTTTGCGATTAGCGATATATTGGGCCGAAAACGCGTCGATGCGGAGTTAATCTAATGCAAGTTTACGCACAACAAAATGACAATTTAGATGCCATCCTTTATCGCCATTTTGGACGAAGTGAAGGCTTGCTCGAAATAACATGCGAACTCAATCCGCATTTAATGGATAAACCCATTATTCCCATTGGTATCCCAGTCATATTGCCAGATGCCGATACAGAAAAAATCAGTGTAGCAAATGACACAATTCAACTTTGGAGCTGATATGCACGACACACCATCAAGAGCGTCTTACACATCAGGAATATTCGCTTTCTTAATTGGACGCATTGCCGATATGTTCTCAAATGTAAATTGGGCTGATGTCGCATCGGTTACAGGTATTGTGATTGGTGTCGCCACCTTTCTTGTGAATTGGTATTACAAGAAAAAAGATTTTGAATTAAAAGAAAAAGAACTCGAACAAAGGATCCATCATCATGATTAAACGTTATGCCAAATACATCTGTGCCATATCCGCCGTTGTTGGACTGGCGATTGCCACTCATGGGAATGAAATTCGAACCTCCGAAAAAGGCTTGTTACTGATTGGCAATGCAGAAGGTTGCATGAAAAAGCCCTATCAATGCCCTGCCGATGTTTTAACAGTCGGCATAGGCATAACCAATGCCGTTGAAAAAATCGACCGCAATAAAATTTACACCTTGCAAGAAATTGCCGAATTATACGTAAAAGGTATTAAACAATCAGAAAAATGCGTTAATCAATATGCCAACGGGCAAACCATGCCGCAAGGTGCATTTGATGCCTTAGTTTCCATCACCTTTAACGTAGGATGTGGCAAATTAAAAAATAGCTCACTTTTTAAAATGGCACGCCAAGGCTACAGCAAAGCTATGTGCAGTCAGTTTGAGCGTTGGATTTATGCAGCAGGAAAACCGCTAAAAGGATTAATTGAACGCCGTCAAAAGGAGAAAAACCTATGTTTAATTTCTTAACCGCAAAAGAACGAGGCATTTTACTTATCGGGCCAATAGTGCTTGTACTCCTCATTATTTTCCTGGGATTTGAGGCGAATTACTGGCGAAAAGAAATGCTCAAAGAAGAACAGCTAAAACTAAAATGGCAAAACTCTTACATTGAGTTAAATCATAGCGTTCAAAATTTTGCCGAACAGCAAGCACAGCTCATACAAGCCGTAAACAACCTCAAAGCAAACCAAAATCAACAAACACAGGATTTAAAAAATGTACTTAAATCAAACCAAGATTGGGCTGACCGCCCTTTGCCTGATGATGTTAAACGCGTGCTCAACTCAGCAGGAAGTTATTAAATCACCGATTCTTTGTCCGCAAACCACAGAGTGCAGTGCCTATTCGCCACAAATTCGCACCAATGGTGAATTAGCCGAAGCCTATTTACAGACACAGCACCACCTTGATTTATGCATCATTGAAAACTCGAGTTTAAAAAAATGCATGGATGAATTTAATAAAAAGGAACAGCCATGACAGATCAATTCGACCGAGCACAACAGCTTGAAGAAATGCAACGTGAAATCGCCCTGAAAAAACATCGCACTTTTAAAGCAGTAAGTCGCCTTTATTGTGAAGATTGCGATGCCCCTATCCCCGAAAAGCGCAGACAAATGATTCAAGGCGTAACACGTTGCGTGACTTGCCAACAAAGATTTGAAATGCAACAACGGAATTTTCGCAAATGAAAAAACCCAACCAACTGCGCAAAATCCTTGAACAAAGTCACCCCGATTTTGTAAAAAATCCCGACCATCTACAACTTTATGTGGACGGTGGGCAAATCGTCTCAACGGGTGCCGCATCATTTAGTTTTGAATATCGTTACACACTCAATGTCGTGGTGACTGATTATGCAGGCGATATTGCCACCTTGATTGTGCCAATAATGGCTTATCTGCACACAAATCAACCTGAAATATTAGAAAATCCGCAAATTCGAGAGAATGCATTTAAATTCCAGGTGGATTACAACAATAACAACACCGCTGACATTAGTTTCGAAATCCAACTCACTGAACGTGTCGTGTCGAAAAAAGACGGTAATAACGTACAGATCCATTACGCAAAAGAACCAGTATGGGATGAACCAAACCGAGTAAAAGTCTATTTGGAAAACTGGGATTCATTAATTTTTGAGGGTGATATCGTCTAATGGCAACAGTAGAAGAAGTTCAGGCAAAATTGACCGCACTTATTGCCAATCTTTCTCCACAAGCTCGCAGACAGCTTGGGCAAAAAATCGGGCAAGCCTTACGAAAAAGCCAATCGAACCGAATTGCACGCCAACAAAATCCCGATGGTTCAGCCTTTGAACCGAGAAAACCACGTAAAGAATTTGGAAAAAAGAAAGGACGAATCAAACGCAAAGCCATGTTCGCCAAACTTCGCACTGCCCGTCATTTAAAAGTACGGTCAAATGGTAACGAAGTTTCAGTGGGTTTTAATGGCTCAAGTGCCGCCATTGCTGCAGTGCATCAATACGGTTTAACGGCACGACCATCAAAAGAGAAGGATTTTAAAGTGAGATATGCCCAACGGGAACTATTGGGCATTTCAGAACAGGATTTATCAATGCTGAATAAATTGGTGATAGAACAAATTAGCAAAAGCTAATTACTTTAAATAAGAAGGTGGAACCACCGTATCATGGTGTGAAAGTTTACCGGCAAACAATACCAATAAAACCACATAAAGAGGCAAACAAATGATTGGCACGACAAACACTACAAACCATACCCAGCCCCAAAATGTTTCCGGTTTAAAAAGTTCATACATTGAAACAGTAAAACTAGATAAAGCAGAAAAAACGACTGCAAAAAAATGACCAACTGGTGCGATAACATCAAACCAGATAAATGAAAAAGGATTAAATTGATAATGCAAACAGGTGGAAATAATAACAAGGCTCCACATAGCAATGTTTAGCATGATCAACGTGCGAGATGTTCTTTTGTTTTTCATATCCGCTCCTTATTCTATTTTCTTGATTATTAGCAATCATACGTTTATTTGTCAATAAAAATAAGGCGAAAAAATGAATAATTTACAAATTCAAATTATCCTAAATTCAGTAGATAAAGCAACCGCACCAATTAAGGCGATAGCAGGTAGAGCGGAAGCATTAGCTGAAAAAGTGAAACATGCTCAAAAAGCATTAAGCGGATTGGATAAAACTAAAAATTTAGCTGAAAAATTTAAAGCTCTGCGTAACGAAACGAATAGCTATGCCAAAGCACTAGATACTGCAAAAGCAAACAGCAAACAATTACAAAGTGCCGTGGATTCAAATACGGCTAAATTTAACAGCATTACAGGGAAACTAGGCAATGCGACACAACAACTCAATAAACACAAAGAAGAAGTCATACGCTTAAAATCGGTTTATAACAATATGTCTATTCCTCTTGCCAAAGGCATGGGGTTTAAAAGCTTTAATGATGCACGTTCCAGTATTGCCCGACAAATTGAAACACAAAAGAAGGCAATAAAAGATTCAAACGAACAGATTAAAAAGTTAAAGTCAGAACGCAAAGCTACTGAACAAGCCGTAAAAAGCACAACAAAAGCCCTTGATGGCGAGAAAGAAACAATTAACAAGATCAATAAAGAATATAAACCCCATGTAGAACAACTAAAAAAAATACAAGAACAACTACACAAAGCGGGATTTAGCACCAAGCACTTTGCGCAAAGTGAAAAACAACTATCGACAGATATTGAAAAAGCAAATAATAAATTAGCAAAACATCAGCGTATGCTTGCTTTAGTTGAACGAGCACAAGCAAGATTTGCTCGTATTAAAGCTCCAATATCATCTGCATTAAATACTGGACGAAACATTGCAGGCGTAGGGGTACAAGCATCTATTGGCGGACAACAAATAATGCAACCGATCATATCAATGGGTCGAGGTGTCGTAGGAATGGCGCAAGTTGCTGGTAAATTTGAGCAATTTCAGTCTGTTTTAGAGGTAACAGAAGGCAGTTCAGAAAAAGCCAAGAAAAGTTTTGATTGGGTGAAAAAATTTGCTGTAGATACTCCAGCCAACCTTGATGAAGCAATGGAAGCCTTTGTGCGTTTGCGCGCTTACGGCATGGATCCTACAAACGGATTACTGCAAACATTAGGCGATACAGCTTCTGCAATGGGAAAACCAGTTATGCAAGCAGTAGAGGCAATTGCTGATGCCGTAACAGGTGAAAATGAACGCTTGAAAGAATTTGGGATTAAAGGTAGTGCAATAAAAGGAACAAAATTTATCGAATATACTTATACGGATAAAAATGGCAAACAACAATCTGCACGTGTAGATAAAAACAACCGAAAACAAATTGAAGAAACGCTCAAACGTATTTGGAATGAAAAATATTCTGGCGCAATGGAAAAACAATCAAAAACGCTTTTAGGTATTTGGGCAAAACTTGATGACGTATGGGCAAGTTTCCAAATGAAAATTATGGAAAATGGCGCATTTGATTGGATTAAAGATAAGCTGCAATTTCTTTTAAAGAAATTTGATGAACTTGAACAGAATGGTGAGTTAAAAAAATGGGCGAAAGATATTGGCACAGTTATCAATGAAGTGATTCAAGGATTGTGGGATTTTGGTCAAACCGTATTTGAAGCAGTCAAATGGTTAGCTCAATTTGCATCCCAAAACAAAGGTGCAATCGCTACAATAGTTAAGTTTACCGCCATAGCTGGTGTGGCATTGATGGCTCTTGCACCTTTGCTTTTCACCTTGTCTTTAGTTGCACCTGTGCTACAAGTATTGGGTTCAACGTTTTTATGGGTTGGGAAAGTTGCTATAACTGCCATTTTGGGTATAGGGAAAGCTATGTTAGCCAATCCAATTCTAGCTGTGATTGCCTTAATTATTGGTGCATTAGTGTATCTTTGGCAAAATTGGGATGAAGTGAAAGCAAAACTCATTGAGGGCTGGAACTGGTTAAGTGAACAAGCGGGGCAAATTTGGCAAAACATTGTTAATTCTGTTACAGAAAAATGGAACGTATTAAGTGCCAAAGTGGGAGAAATCACAAATTCAGTTGGGGAGTTTTTCCGTGAAAAATGGGAAGGCATTACCGATACAGCAAAAAACTTCGGTTCTAATATGATGAACAAACTAAAAGATGGCGTACTTGAAAGTTTTAAAAATGTACAACAAGCCATTAGCAGTACTGTGGATTGGATCAAAGAAAAACTCGGCTTTTCTAAAGATACAGAAAAACAAATTGAACAAACAAAACAAAATATTGCAAATGTCACAAACAATGCAGAAAACAACGTGCCAAATATTAACAAATGGTCAGGAGGCTATGCAGGAAATGGCGGTAAGTTTGAACCAAAAGGTATATTCCACGGTGGCGAATACGTGATGACCAAAGAAGCTACATCACGCCTTGGCATCAATACACTCAATGCGCTTAATTACGGCAAGCAAGCACTGATTGCGGGCGGATTGGGGATCAGCGTTGCAACTGCCGCCCCTGTGCAAGTTGATACTCGTGCACCAATTTCTGCTCGTCCAATGATGACGCAAACCAGCCAACCAATGAGCGTAAATATCACCATCAATGCCGCACAAGGCATGGACGAACGAGCCATTGCACAACAAGTGGCAAAAGAAATACAACGCATCGAAAACCAACGCCAAGCAAGAGCGCGGAGTTCCATGTGGGATAGAGCATAATAAAAGGGCGAAAGCCCTTTTTTGTTACCTACTATTCCACACACGCCCCCACTCGCCACACCACACAATATTGCCAACAATAAGGCATATTCTTTAGCTGTGAATGCCTATGTCTGCTGAATTACAACGAAAACTAGACAACATTATCCGCTTTGGAGTGATCGCTGAAGTGAATCACGCCACCGCACGTGCTCGCGTAAAGAGCGGTGACATTCTGACAGAGTTTTTACCATTTATTACATTTCGAGCGGGTACAACCAAAACCTGGTCGCCACCGACGGTGGGTGAACAATGTGTAATGTTATCCGTTAGTGGCGAATTTACCACTGCCTGCATATTAGTTGGGCTTTACACACAAAACAGCCCAAGCCAATCGCCAGATGAACACGTAATTGAATTTGCTGACGGTGCGATGATTGAATACAACCAAGCAAGCGGACGACTAAATGTTTTCGGAATTCAATCTGCCTTTATCAACGCAAGCCAACAAATCGAAATCTTTTGTCCGACAGTAAAAATTAAAGGCGATGTAAAAATTGAAGGAAGTGTAACAAGTACTGGCGACATGACAGCAGGGGGAATCAGTCAAATTAACCATAAACACGGTGGCGTACAAGGTGGCCCAAGTAAAACAGGAAAACCAGAATAATGAATCGATACACTGGCGAAACATTAA